CCCCGAGCAGTACGATGCAGGGTTGCTGTACCCCATTCCCCGTGCGGCCAATCGTGCGCCGCTGGGCATTGAAGAGGGCGCACTGCCGTTTGTTGGCGAAGATGAGTGGCACGCGTTTGAAGTCTCCTGGCTCAATGGCCGCGGCAAGCCGATTGTCGCCGTGGCACGCTTCCGTCTGCCAGCAAGCTCGCCCCATCTGATTGAGTCCAAATCCTGGAAGCTCTATCTCAACAGCCTCAACCAAACCCGCTTTGCCAGCCAAGCTAAGGTAGAAGAGACGCTAGTGCGTGACCTCAGCAGCGCTGCCGGTGCCAGCGTAAGCGTTAAGCTGCTGGGGGTGGACGATAGTGAACTGGCCCCTCAGCGCCTGCCGGGGGAGTGCTTAGACGACCTGGATATCGAGGTGAGCGACTACACGCCAAGTGCCACGCACCTTACTGCCAGTGATGAGATCGTCGAAGAGACGCTGCATTCGCATCTGCTAAAATCCAACTGCCCGGTGACCGGTCAGCCGGATTGGGGAAGCGTCTTGATTCGCTATAAAGGCCCCAAGCTCGACCGAGAAGGGCTACTGCGCTACCTAATTGGCTACCGCCAGCACCAGGATTTTCACGAGCACTGCGTCGAACATATTTTTACGGACTTGATGCAGCAAGCGAAGCCAGAAGAGCTGCTGGTATTGGCCCGCTACGTGCGCCGTGGCGGCCTAGATATCAGCCCCTGGCGAGCCACCCCAGGGCTGACACCCCCCAGCCCGCTGCGCCTTGCCCGGCAGTAACGCTCACCTTTAATGGAGAAGAAGTTATCATGGACGCCCTCACGCTGCTTCACGAACGTAGCTCCATGGGCAAGCTCACCGAGCCTGCCCCCAGCGCCGACCAGCTTAGCGCCATATACCAAGCGGCCCTGCGTGCCCCTGATCACAAAGAGCTGCGCCCGTGGCGCTTTATCGAGTTCTCCGGCGAAGGCCGGGAGCGCCTGGGCGAGCTGTTTGCTGAAGCCGAATTTCAGGAAGACCCCCACGCCAGTGACGACACGCTAAACTCCGCGCGCAAAAAGCCCCTGCGCGCACCGATGATTATCGCGGTGATTGCCAAGGTGACGCCGGACCTTCCCAAAGTGCCGAAAATCGAGCAGGTGATTTCAGCAGGTTGTTCCGCTCACGGCATTTTGCTGGCGGCCCACGCGCTAGGTCTAGGGGCCATGTGGCGCAGCGGAAAATACGCGTTTGATCCCGTGGTGCGCAAAGGCCTGGGTCTGGATGAAGATGACGAAGTCGTTGCCTTTATCTATTTGGGCAGCCTAGCGGGTCGCCACAAGCCAGTGGCAACCCACAACAGCGCGGATTTTGTCGAGCATTGGGATTAAATCTACGCCCCTGTAATGCCAAGGAAGTCGCCATGAGTCAGCCCCGCCAACCCGGCATTCCACATCCCCGCTTACCGCTACCGGAAGGCGAGGAGGACCTGGCCGCCTTTCAGCACTGGCTGGAAGCGGCCATTCCCATGGTGGAGGCACTTGGCATTACCCGCATGAGCCAAGCCAACGGCGCGCTCACGTGGCAACTGGCGCTCACACCTAACCTCAACGACAAAGGCACCGGCTTTGGCGGCGCGCTGAGCGCACAAGCCACGCTACAAGGCTGGTGCTGGGTCACTCTCTGGCTTCGCCAGCAGGGCAGGGCGCAGGATGTGGTGGTTGCTGAAGCCAGCCAACGCTTTCTTGCCCCGGTCACGGGTGATTATCGCATGACTTGTGCCCCTAGCCATCCGGATGGCCCTGCACAGCTTGCTGCTAAACTCAGTGAGCGAGGTAAGGGCAGCATCGAGCTAACCCATCAGCTCTATTGCGGAGATTCGCTCTGCCTAGAAGCCATAGGCCGCTACGCTGTGCTGCCAAACGCCTAAGTAGGCAAAAGCTAAGCAGGAAAAAGGCTTGCTATTTCACGGCTTAGACCATAGAATATGCGCCGTTCTGTTGAGAAAGGCAGCGCCTAACAGCAGAGCTAAAATGTGGAGAGGTGTCCGAGTGGTCGAAGGAGCACGCCTGGAAAGTGTGTAAGTCGAAAGGCTTCGAGGGTTCGAATCCCTCCCTCTCCGCCACGAAATATAGAAGGGGAATCAACATCTTATGTTGATTCCCCTTCGTCGTTTCTGGGCTTTGGGAGCGGTTTTGGGAACAAGCCTGGGAATGCTAAAGATCTAGCTGCTTCTCGATGAGCGCTGGGATGTCCGGGCCGTCGCTGCGTATCCACTTGCCGTAGCGGCGCTGAATCATGGTGATCGTGGCGTGGCCAACGTGGTTGGAGATCCAGTGCAGCGGCACCACGCCGAGGGAAAGCAGCTGGCTGATAAACGTGTGCCGGCACTGGTTAGGGCCACGGTAGCGAACGCCAGCGCGTTTGAGGTGGGTTTTCCAGAAGCGCTCACGAATGGCGTTCTCGTAGAACGGCTCATTGTTACGGGAATTCAAAAACACCAGGCGTAGCTTCTCTTTTCGCACCGTCCGGTTATCCCGATCGACCACCTCGTAAACGCGCGGCTCCAGTTTGCCGGTGATGGCATACTGAGCCTGCAGCGCTTCCCGGGCAGGTTTGAGCAGATGATGCACCCGGGTAGAGCGCTTGGTTTTCGTCACCTTGAAACGCCCCCGCACGACCGCCCGCCGATAGCGAATAATCCCCTTATCCACATCCAGTATGTCTTCCCAGGCAAGCGCCTGCGCCTCTGAAATGCGTGGCCCATCGAACAGGGCGAACTTGATCAGGTTCAGTTCCTGCTCGCGTGTGGTTGGCGTGTCCAGGATCAGCTTGATCTCGCTGCGCGTGAAAGGGTCGGGATCTTCATCATCCGGCAAGCGAATAGTGATGCCGCTGGTAGGGTCGAACGACTTCTTATTGCGCGTGGCATAAAGCCGAAAGGTTTGCCGCATGATGCTGACGATCTCTTTGATCGTCTTGTTGGCTAGCGTGGCCGAGAGCTCCTTTTGAATCCAAGACTGCAGCTCGATGTGGTCGATCGCATCCGCCTGCGCCTCGCCCCACTTCGGCCTAACGTGGGTTTCAGCCTTGGAAAGCACACCGCGATAGCTGGAATACGCCAGCTCGTTTTTCTTGATGGCCAGCCACAGATCCAGGTAGTGACCGAAACGGTTCTCAGCCAGGCGCCTGGAGTCAGGAAAGTGGCGAGCGTAGTCGAACGTGCCGGCCTCTATCTCGTAGTTGATGATGGTCGCCAGGCGCTTCGCATGTTCGATGTTCTTCTCAGTCGCTGCACCAGGCAGCGGCTCGCGGCACAGCTCCCCCTCCCAGCGGAAATAGATACGCACGGCGTTGCCGCGAACTTCAACCCCATCAGCCATGAAGCCCCCTTTGTTAAACTGTAAATATAAACAGTATATTTCAGTTTGAAAGAGAGCGAAACGCTTTGATTTCTTATACCGTTATTTTAAGCCTTGGATAAAACGCCGCGCTAGGCGGCGTTGTGACTTATCACTCTCCTCGTTTAGAACTCCTGGCCGCTATGCAGTCAGCGATCCATTCCTCGATATCAGACTCCAGCCAAGCGACACTTTTGCCACCGATGAGCACCGGTGCCGGAAAGGTGTTCTTTCTGATGCCATCGTAAATCGCTGAGCGGCTTTTGCCTGTGCGGTTTTCTACTTCCTTTCGACGTAGCAGGCGGTTACCTGTGGTGGGTGTTGTCATGGTTGATGACCTCCTTGCTGCTTCCAATCCAGGAAGCGTTGGCGAATGCGGCGGAACGTGGCCGCCGCGGTGACATGGTGATCTAATTCCGCCCGGCTCTGGATCTCGCAAGCAGCACAAAGCCAGTCGCGGGCGTCTTCGGTGTTGTGGGTGCCGTCGGGCAGTTGGCTCTCGGTCATGCCGTGCTTGGCGCGCCGGCGACGGTCGAGGTAGAGCTGAAACTGCGCGTCCTGGCACAACATGGCGGCTTGCCGGGCAAGCTTGCCGCCCTTGGTGCCATTAGCACTCATTGGAGTGTGGCTCCTGTTTTGCTGCAGCGGGCTCTCCACAGAACGGGCAGTATTTAGCCTGGATGCTGGTCTTGATCTTTTGTCGTTTGAAGCCGTTGCCGCTCTTTTTAGGTACCTGGACGTCACCCTCATAGGGAATGGTCAAGCGCGTTTGCATCGGGTTAGTGAAGGTGAGGACGTAGCCTGCTAGCGATGCACTGAAGCCTGAAAAACCTTCAGGTAGATCATTTTGAATGGCTTCTGCTACCTTGCTTTCTAGCGTCTCTTTGCATTGGCACTGCATAACGATCTCCTAAAATTTGATGTGGTGCTTGCCGCCCTTGGTACCGTTAGCGGCCATAGCGCCCCCGTTGTTCGCGGATGCTTTGGCACTCGATGCACGTGGCCACCCAGGGCAGGGCATCGCGGCGGGCCTGGGGGATCTCGTGGCCACAGTCCTCGCACTCTGGGTCAGGGTTGGGAATGCGCAGGGAGAGGCGGCTGCTGAGGGCGGCTTGCATGCGGCGCTCCATCAGGTCGGCGGCGATGTCGGCGTTGTCGGCCATGGTTACTGCTCCTTCTGTTGCTCGATGGCGGCAAAGCGCTGCATTACTTGCTCACCGTTGTTCAGGTAGGTGTGGGGCTCATCGAAGGCGTAGATACTCCATTCGATCAGCGTGAGCGCCGCTGCCTGCAAGTCGCGGTCAATCACTCGCAGGCGCGTGGGATCGAGTGGCCAAGCGGTGCCGTTGTAAACAGAGAGCAGTACACGGCGGCAGTGGTGGCTTTGGCCGGAATCTCCATCGGCGACCTGCACAAGCCGCTGCAGGGCGTCTGGCCCTTGTTCATCGAGGCGGGCGCTCGTTTTATTGATCTCTTCCTCGTCAGCAAACAGTGCTTCCAGGGCTTCATGGTCGCGCTCGCTCAGGCGTTGGCTGAGTCGTTCTGAAACGCGGGGCATACTTGATTGAGTGGTCATCACAGGCTCCTTCATGCTTGAAACACCCAGCACTTCACGCTGCCGCCGTGCAGGCGGACGCGGGAGTTCACGGTGCGGTTGGATTCGATAAACTTGCGGGTCTTGCTGGTCTTCAAATAGCGCTTCAGCTCGCGCATTTCGGGGGTGCGCAGCTTGTATTCGGCGCAGGTGCGCTCGAAGTCTTTGAGGTTCACCGCGATATGCTCGCTGCCCTTGCCGTAGTGGTTCAGCTGCGGCTCATCGCGCAGGCCTTCGATGTAGTCGAAGGCTTCCCAAAACTCGGCCACCATCGGGTGGTCGGCGTTGATGGATTGCTGACGCTCGCGGGCCATCTGCTCCACCATGCCGTTGGCCATATCGATGGTTTGCTGGTCGAACAGCCCCAAGCCCTCCGGCCCCAGGCACTCCACCAACGCCATTAGCTGGCCGTGGCACTTGGCGATACGCAGCACCTTGATATCCGGATCATCGGCCAAGCGGTCGGCGTAGTGGCGTGCGCGCTGGGTGATGGTGGCCAGCAGCGCGGCTTCCCGCTGGGCCACGGCCAGGGCGAACTGGCTGACGTGCTCGAGCTCGGTACGTTCCAGCGCCTCGGCCAGCGCTTTGGTGGTTTTGTTCTGGCCTTCCCGGGTGAAATGCAGGTGGCAGATACGGGTTTGAATCGCCTCGCCCGCCTGCACCGGGGCGTTCTGGCTAATCACGATGCTGCCGCGAAAGGGCGGCTCGTAGGTGTCGTTGCCGCTGTTCTTCACACCACGGGCGCGGATCGAGCGGCCGTTGAAGGCGGTTTTCAGCTCATCCCAATCGAACTGCTTCTGCTTGGCGCCGCCTTCCTGCTCGCGGTCGGATTCGATCAGCACCACCGGCAGGTTGCTCACCTGGGCAAAGTTACGGCTGCGGGCGGGCATGGTGGCCTTGCTGGGGTCGAAGCCCTCGTAGTCGCGGCGGCCGCACAGCTTCCAGAGGAACTCGATCAGCGTGGATTTACCCGCGCCCGCTTCGCCAACGATCTCCAAAAACGGGAAGCTGCCCATCTCGGCGCGGATCTGCTCGGCCAGCAGGCTGCCCATCCAGTACGCCAGGGCCACCACGCCCCGAGAGCCAAACGCGCCCAGCAGTTGCTGCGTCCACTCGGTGCTGAACGCCTTGCGGTCGGGGTTGATGTGCAGCGATACGGATTGGCTCAGGGTTTTCAGTTGGCGGCGGGGGCCAAGCTCGAAAAAGTCCTCGCTGTTGATCGGCACCACCTTGCCACCGGCCACGGCAAGATCGCCGAACACATACGCGCCGTGCTCCTTGCTGTAGCCGATGAAATCGATGGTCTCGACGGTTTTGATGTTGCCGATCTGGTCCTGCAGCAGGCTATCGAGCTGCTGGCTGGTACCCGTCCATACCGCGCCGGGGGCAATGCCCAGCAGGCGCTTTTTGTACTCAGAGGCAGAGGCCAACTGGCCGCCGCTAAAGGTGTTCTTGATGGGCGGGCGACCGTCGGGAAACTCCACGCGGTAGTAGTACCAGCTCTCATCGGTCACCGCGTTGGCCTGGTAGTACAGCGCCGTGGGGAAACAGGTGCAGATGCGCTTCACGCTGCCGGATTGCTCCAGCGCCGCATCGCGCAGGGCGGGGTCGATCTGCCGCTGGTCTTCGCCATCCAGCCCATCGGCGCGCAGGGCGCGGTCGAAGGCGTCCATATCCAGCTTCCACCACCACAGCTGGCGTTTGAACTCGAACCAGAACTCCCGCTGCTCACGGCGCTTGTAGATCAACAGCGCTTTCGCCATGGCCGTAGGGGCCAACAGCAGGTCGCCGTGGTAGCGGTAGGTCTCCTGGTGTTTTTCGGTGAGCTCGCCGCGCTGGTGGGCATCGTTCCAGTCGTGGCCACCTTGGGGGATTTGCGCCGCGTGGCACTCCCAGCCCGCCGCCCGGGCGCGCTTCACGTGCTTATGGGTAGCGTTATGGCCGGCGCGGTTGTTATCCAGTGCCCACACCAACGTGGGGCGGCTGGTACCGGCCTGGTGCGCGGCATCGGAAAGGGCGTTCAACGCCTCATCGGGGTAGTTGGCGCAGCTCATGGCGGAAACCGCCGCAATACCGTAGTGGTAAAGGGCGATCGCATCGAAGATGCCTTCTACCACCCACACTTCCCCCGCCGCGACCAGGTCGCTTAGGGTGAGGACAGGCGGGCTCCACCACTGGCCTTTGTAGCGGCCAACGAAATTGGCTTTCTGCTTGCCGAAGCGCTCCGGGTTATCCAGCAGGCGCTCCCAGTAAGCGCCGCCGGGAAGCTGAAAGCGCACGGTGGCGGTGCCGCCGATCTCCGGCTTCCAGTAGCTCTCCTGGGTGTACCAGCCCTGAATGCGGGAAAGCTCGAAGCCCCGGCCATCGCGCAGGTAGCCATCGGCCACCGGCGTGGTGGAGCTGGGCTTCTCGTTGGCTTTCGGGCTGTAGCGCTCGCTCCAGGAACGGAACAGGTCGGGGAACAGCTCCTTCACGTGGAGCTGCGCGCCACAGTTGTTTTCCCGCCCGCATTTCAGCATCCACGGTGCTTCGGCGTTGATGTACGCCTCGCGCTTACCGCACTCCGGGCAGCGCACCCGTTGCAGGTAGGGGCCGCGCTCAATCGCCTCAAAATCGCTGATTAAGCGCGCAACAATGTCCTGGCGCAGCGATGGATTCACGCTCGCCTCCTTATTCAACAAATGGATGGGGCTGGGCTTGGGCTTAGCTCACGGCCCCAACAGGGCCGTGGGTGCCCCCTTTCGGCCGGGCATAACGCACCGGCAGGAAGGGGCGCGGTGGCCGTGGGGGCCTTGGGTGATGGGCTGCTCTCTGCATCGTCTTAACCCTCATAGTGTTCGTCGTTGGCGGCTGGGCGGGTGATGTCCAATTGCATCTGCTGGATCAGGCGAGGCGCGAACGGAAGATCCACCCGGGCGTTGGGGATATCGCTCGGGGTTAGGGTGTGCAGCACCTGAAATCCCGCCTTGCCTCGAAAGCCGCACTCCACGTTGCGGCACTCCACTACCCCTTCGCGGTACACCGGCGTTAGCCCCTGGCTGTTGCGAACCCGCATGTTGTGGCCGCAGTGGGGGCAGGGCATACGGTGCTTGGAAGCGGTCGACATCAGTGGTTTCTCCCTACCGGATAAAGGGCGCGGCCGCGGCCGGTGAGCCCTTGGGTGCCCTTGCGTAAGCGCCGTCGCAGTAGCCATTCGGCGGCGTCGTCCAGGCTGGTTAAATCCTGCTGTTCACATACCTGCTGCAGCGCGGCCTCTAGCTGGTCGTTCAGCGGAAGACGTAATTCGCCGCGTGCCGGTTGGTCAGCCATACCTCAATGCTCCTTGAGGGCCTCAAAAAGCCCTGCCTTTACGACGCCTGCTGGGGCAAAGTGCTAAGTGAGAGATCCGCAACGCCCAGCGTCTCTAGGGCTTCTTTCAACACCAGTTGGCGCAGCAGCGATGCCCGTTCGATGCCGGTGTAATCCACCAGTGCATCAATCAGTTGGGCCTCGTACTGATCCAAATTGAGAGCGGCGTAGCGGGTGCGCACACGTTTGGGGTCCTGGTACATGGCAAACATCCTTATGCAGGCAGGGTCATTCGGCATTCAGCGTGTCTTGGTCGTACTCGGCGATGCCGCGCAGCATGAGCATCCGCGCCGTGGCCGAGAGGGTGCGCATTTCCAGCTCGGCGATGCGCTTGAGTTCCTCCCGTTCGTCTTCGGTCACGTGGGCCATGATTGGGCAGTTGCAGCCCTTGGGGGCATAAATTGGCTTTGGGGCAATAGCGTTGGGCGTGGTCATGGGTTAGGCTTCCCGAACGATGTGTTAGAGAGTGAAAGACTTAATCCGCAGCTCATTAGCGCTCGTACAAGCGCACCAGCTTGCGCTGCAGGAAGTGCTCATCCATGTGGGTGCGCAGTTCGCACAGGGCGTCTTCCACCTGCTCGAACGGCGCGTTTTGGGCCAGCATCGTGGCAGCGAGTTGGCCCACGGCTTCGGCGGTGGTGCGCTCTTCCAGCGCTTCGAGATCGGCCAGCGGGTTGGGTTTATCCGTGCCCTGACGCAGCGCCGTTTCAATGGTGCGGCGGGTACGTGGCGAACAACGGTCCAGCTCTACCTCTACCCCGCGAAACAGGGTGGTTGTGGAAGGCGGTACAAAGATCGTGGCAATAACGGTGACCATGGCAGTGGCTCCTTTTGCATGTGTATCGAAGTGAAAGACATGAATAGAATGGTTCATAAAAATGAACCTGTCAATAAGGGTGGTTCATAAAAATGAGCATTGGCGAGCGCCTTAGAGAAGAACGTGAGCGGATTGGGTTGAGTCAAACGGCCCTTGCGCAGATTGGGGGTGTAGGAAAAACCACCCAGATCAAATATGAAAAAGGTGCTAGCAGCCCTGATTCTTCCTACCTTTCCGCCGTTTCTGATGAGGGCGTGGATGTCTTTTACGTGCTCAAAGGCCAGCGTTCAGGAGCTACCACTGCTCAACCTCTTGGGGTTGCGTTAAGTGAACCATCGGCAGAGCTTTCACCCATCAAGATGTACGACATCGAAGCCGCCGCTGGGGCAGGGCGCAGCTTTGAAGGCGAGCCAGTCAAAACCATCCTGCACTTTCCCAGCAGCGAGCTGGCCGAGCAGGGGCTAGACCCTGCCCAGGTGGTGGGCATCAAAGTGCGTGGCGATTCGATGGACGGCACCCTGGCCGATGGCGACTGGGTGCTGGTGGATCGGAGCAACCGCGATCCGAAGCAGGAAGGGGTGTTTTTGCTGCTGGTGAGTGGTGAACGGCGGATTAAACGGGTGCAACGGTTAGCGGGCGGAGCGCTGTATCTGATTAGCGATAACGACCACTACCAGCCGGAGATGATCAAGCCGCAGGATATGCACGATGTGGAGATTTTGGGGCGGTGTGTGGTTCGGATTGGGCGGGTGGTGTAACTGTAAAACCATTAAGACATAAAGGCAGCTATGAGACTGCTGAAAGATAAAACAGGGAGGTAGGGATGGATGATTTATCAGTTTTAGTGGGCCTGGGCACCGGTATTGCTAGCTGGTTTTGGCTAGTTCGCTGCATGAGAGTGAATGGTCGACCGTGGTGGTTACGACATTTGGTTGGTGCTTCGCTTTTCATATTTCCTGCAACTGGACTCTCGCTATTTTTTGCAGGCATTCTGGGGGTAACAGACGAGGAAGGGGAATCCTTCGGTTGGAGCGGTGCGGCTATGGGGCTAGTCGTATCTCTGCCTATGCTAATCCCGCTCTGGCTCTCATGGCGTAAAAGTAAAAGACAAACCATCAGTAAAGTAACGAACGAAACAGCTAAAGCAGCTACGAAAGCTCCCCAATCTAATGTGGCACCTGACTCACTCGAGCAAGCCTTAGAAAATAACCGTCAGGCGGTTCGTGCTCACATCCAGCAGCGCACGGGTAAACGTGCCTCTTCGTACTTATCACCACGCCCAACTGCCACAACTAACAACCTTCGCTTCGTTTACGAGGACTCGCAGGGAAATATCACTACGCGTGAAGTTTCTAACTGGCGTGATAACGGTGTTTATCTAGAGGGCTTCTGCCACAAAGCTGGGGACATTCGCACCTTTCGGCGTGACAGGGTTGTGGAGTTTTTGGAAGGAGAGCTTCTGCTGTCATCCAGGGGGCCTTTACCTGCACAGAAAAAGCAGGATGTAGACGCTATGGAGATACTGTTTACAGGGTTTTCAGCTAGCGATAGAGAGATGCTGGAAGGTGATGCCGAATCGTATGGCATGATCGTGCGTAAAACCGTGACACAAAACCTGGACTTTCTTTGTGCTGGGCCGCGTGCAGGTTCATCTAAATTAGAGCAGGCGCGTGCGCAAGGCTGTACGGTGCTTAGTGAAACGGAATTTAATAAGCTTTTGAAGCACGGCGTTCTGCCATTTTAGAATTTTAACTACTATGAGAGTTTTTTTATGAGTGATTTTTCACCAATTTCTAGGTTGCTTAGTATAATTGAGTTAGCTGGTTCTAAAAATCGAAACTTAAGTGTAAGAGAGTTGTGGTCAGATGTTTTAGGTTTTGATAAGAATGATGCTTTTCAAGCTTTCGAATACTCTTTGTCTTTGTATAAGTTGATAGAAAATGTTGAATACACTCTCTCTATAGTTAGTCATGATAACGAATCGATATTGGGGTTGTATAGTCAGGCCTTTGAGAAGTTAAAAAAGATTCCGCCGTTGATTCCCTATGGCAGTGAGTGGCGAAACTATGAAAGTTTGGTTTCAAAAGATGTAGTGACTTCGCTAGAATTTGGAAAGGCATATTATGAAGCAAGCTCCAGTAATATTGAGAGTAAAATTGGTGATCAATATTTAGATGACTTGATTGAGAAGGTTGAGATATTGTGGGGCGAGGTCTTTAATGGGGATTTGCCTGCCGGGCTAAGGTTTAAGCTGTTAGATGATATAGTGGCGCTGAAAAAATCAATTAGTAAATATGAGCTCTTTGGCATAGATGAAGTAGAAAGCGCTGTGTCTTCTCTAGCAGCCTGTCGGACTTTCCGTTGCACCGTGAGATACTGACCACCGTCATCGCCGAGCTGAGAAGATCGCCATGAGCCGCTTCATCCCTGTGGAT